AGTTCTTGAAGCTTTTCCTTTAGTTAAAAACCATTTACAATATGTTTTAAGTGGAGGACAATCTGAAGATTTTATGCAAGCTTATGATCCTAATTTAGATTATAATAAAATAGAACTTGCAGAGGACGATGTTCGTAGTCAGAAAGCTATTTTATCAGATTATTTTACAACTAAAGGTCATGATTCAGAATTTATAAAAGAAATGCTTGAAGACTATTCAGATTCTGGAAAATTACATACTAAAGCTGAGGCTGCAAAGAATGCTTTAGGTAAAGTGCAATCTCAACAACAAGAACACTTAGTGCAGAACCAAAAAACTTCTATGGAAGAAAATCATAGGCAGCAACAAGAATTTTGGAATGGAGTATCCGAAACTATTCAGAATTCATCTGAATTTTCAGGTTTACAAGTACCAGAAAAAGAAAAGTCAAAATTCTTTAATTGGCTTTCTACACCAGTATCTAAAGAAGGTTATACACAACGTGATGTAGATCATACTGAGGCTTCAATGGAAACTAAATTAGCTATAGATTACTTAATGTATAAAGGATTTAATTTAGAACAAATTATTAATAGTAAGGCTAAGACTAAAGCAACTAAATCTCTAAGAGATAAGATTTCTAGAAATGAGGAGACTGTAAAAAGTGCTCGTAGGAAATCTAGAGTTAGTAAAAATATAGATTTAGATAGTTTAGATCTTAGTATTTAAAAATATACCTGGACAGGGAAATAGGTACCCTATTAAAATTAAATAAAAATGGCAGTAAACGGAACAAACATAAGCGTCCAAAAGACGTTTTACAACGATTCGCAGATGACAGACATGAACAGTCTGGCTAATGCAATGTTGTCCAAACCTACTGAACTGTCTCCAATTATTACTCATTTAGCAGGAAAAGACGATAAAAGATTCCCTCTATCTTTCTTAACAGAAGGTGTAGGTAACACTAAATCTATTGACCGTTTAGAATATGAGTATCGTGTGGCAACACATAGATTAAGAACGAGACCAGTAGCAGCAGCAGGACCAACAGGATCAGCAATAGGATTAGGGGGAGCAAGCTTCGAGCTTGAATTTCCTGACAAACACTTTGTATTTCCATATGTATTAGTATCTCAAGCAGGTACTCAAGCACGTATTATGAAACAACCTGAGCAAGTAGCTGGGGGAACTTCATGGAAATATACATTACAATTAGTAAATCCAGCAGCTTCAGCAGTTGCTGCAGCAGCTGATTGTACAGCAGGATCACTCTGGGCACAAATGTATGCACCAGTAGGAGTGGACTTCTCACGAGGTAATGCTTCAAACTGGGAATCTCCAGGATTAGTAAGAAATAAGCTTACAACTGTAAGAAAGTCTTACCATATGTCTGGAAACGCTAAAGATTTTGTAGCAGAATTTTCTCTTCCAACTAAAGGAGGATCTACTACTAAACTTTGGATGGACTATGAAGAGTACTTACACATGCTTGACTTTAAAGAAGAATGTGAAATGTACTACTGGTATGGTCAAAAATCTTATGATGCAAACGGGCACACTTTCATGAAAGATGAAAATGGACAACCTGTAATCATAGGCCCTGGTCTTTTAGAGCAAATTGTTAATACTGACACTTACTCTACAATGACTGAAACAAAATTAAAGAACATCATCGGTGATTTATTCTATGGAATGACTGATGCTGCTCAAAAACAAGTAACTCTTTATACTGGTACTGGTGGTGCTAGAGAATTTGATGAGGCTCTTAAAAACCATTTCGCAGGAGCTGCAGGTTCTTGGAAAGTAGGTGGAGAGAATCGTTTCATCACTGGATCTGGTAGATCATTAGGTATGAGTGGTTACTTTACTTCGTACGAGCATGTTGATGGACATACTGTGAATGTTGTGAAACTTCCTATGTTTGATCATGGTGCTGTTGCACAAGCTCGCGCGAAACACCCTGTTACAGGATACTCTCTTGAATCTTATAGAATGGTATTTGTTGATCAATCAAATTATGATGGACAAAATAACCTTCAAATGATCTCTAAGAAAGGTCGTGAGTCTATGAGATGGTGTGTAGCTGGATCTGTAGTCCCTAGAGGATTTGATTCATCTTCTGCTAGAGCATCTGATGTTGATGGGGCGTCTGTACATATGTTAAAAACAGCAGGTATTGCTCTTAAGAGATTTGATACTTCGCTTGACATCACTTGTACAGCATCTTAATTTGGCATTAATTTGCGTCTATATATTGGTTTTTGATTAAGGTTGTGGGGGAGCAATCCCCCGCTGCTTTAATTAATTAGTACCCGGAGAGTTATTCTTTACATCCACCTAATTTAAACTTTAAAAGAACTATTATTATGAGTAAAAAAGTAACAATCAGGCAAAAAGAATTATTAAATCATTTGCCTAAAGGAGTAAGAGCTGAAGCAATTTATAAGCTCAGTAGTGTCTATGTAAATAGACAACCTTTGAAAGGATTTACAACAGAGGAAGAAAAAAAATATTTAAACGGTATTTTAGATGTTACGCCTGCGCATGTTGATTGGCCGAAGCATTCTAAAGCATTCTGGGCAGAAATGACAATCCCTGTAGGATTTACAGGAGTTGAATTAGAAATCGGTCTAGATGAAGATGATAACCCTTTAAGTATTATGGATTATATCAAATATAGATTTGCTGTAAAACATCCTCATGTAGCCTTAACTAAGGAAGAAATGGATGCCGAGTATGAAAAAAAATTCTATATTCAAGATCTTTCAAGAGTTGATAAACTTAAAAATAATGAGATTCAAACGAAAAAAGATGCAGATAAAGAGTTTATTAAAGCTTCTTCTGATCTTGGTTCTATGAAAAACATTTTAAGATTAATGTCTAATAGTAATCCAGATAGAATGACTGAAGATCAAATTGAAAACTCTTTATATGAAATTAAGAATAGTGATCCTAAAAAGTTTATTAGAATTGCAACAGATAGATTCTTAAGTTTAAAAGCAGAAGTTGAAGAAATGATTTCAGCTGGTGTTTTAAGGAAAATTGGTAATCAGATAATTTTTATTGATGAAGTATTAGGGGATACAATGGATGATACTATTGTGCATCTTAGAGATAAAAAGAATTCTGGAAAATTAACAATACTAAGAGCAAAATTAAAAGAGTTATCATTAGTATAATATTATAAAATAATGAAAAAACAATATCAAACTAACATAGAAGATCTTTTAGAAAAGATTAGAGTAAATACCGCTGAAACAGAAATTAATACTGATAGTTTAGCTTTAGATGTTAGTGTTGATGGTTTAGAGGGTTTACAAGCTGCTACAAATACTTTATTGACTAACATATTAGCAGCTCAAAATGCAACGCTCGATGGAAGTGAGCAGCAAGTAGATGTTGTTTCAGGAGCTGTAATAGCTACTTTATCTGCTGTAGATAATGCAGTATTAGATGCAATGGTTGTTGACTTAGCAGCTATAGAAGTTTTATTAACAGCTGCTAACACTGATCACGCTGCTAATGAAGTTCTATTAGGAACAATTGATGCTGATACAAACGCTATAAAAACTTCAGTTGAATTATTAGATAATGCAGTTGATGGAAATTATTTAAATGTAAACGCTAATATAGCAGGAACAGATTTTGTTGGTGGAGCTGGAGCAGTTGCTGGCGGTGTGCAAAGAACTACTTTAGCATCAGATGATCCTGCAGTAGCTTTACTTACTACAATAGATGCTGATACTAACGCTATTAAAGTTGACTTAGCCGCTCTTGAGGTATTATCTACTGCAGCTAATGTAGATCATGCAGCTAATGAGGTTTTGTTAACTGGAATAGATGCTGACACAAACGCTATTAAAACTGATATAGCAGCTTTAGAAGTATTATCAACAGCAGCTAATGTTGATCTAGCTGCTATGGAAGTAGACTTAGCAGCGTTAGAAGTACTAAGTACAGCAGCAAATGTAGATTTAGCTGCAATTGAAGTTGATCTTGCTGCATTAGAAGTATTAAGCACGGCAGCGAATGTGGATCATGCTGCAAATGAAGTTCTTCTTACTAAAATTAGAGATAATCAGTTACTTATGTTAGGTAACTCTGGTTCTGTAACTATTTCCGGAAATGGTGCTCAAACTCCTGGTGCAGGAGTTTATTGTGCAGTTTATTTTATAGGCAATACTACTCCTACAACTTTAACTATAGGTAGTAGTACTACAGTAGCAGATGTATTATATCCTGCAGGTACATGGTTGTATGGAGATATAGAAGCTATCACAGGAGACTCTTCAGCATTATACACTTTATACAAAGGTAATCCAGCATAATATGAATGTAGAACAAATGCACATAGCAATTCAGCAAGGAGTGGATAAAATAAATTCACTCCAAGCTGATATGCTACTTCCAGAAGAAATAGATATAGAATTAAATAAATCTATGTCAAGGTTTATTAATACTAAGTACGGTAAGAATAATAAATATCGTGAAGGATTTGAAGAAAGCCAAAAAAGAATTGATGATCTTCGTAGTTTAGTTAATGAATATGAAACTCCTGTTATTTTTAAAGAGCAGTATGATAATAATTTTTGGATAGATCAATTTAAACTTCCTTCAGATTATTTATATTTAGTTAATCAAAGATCTGAACTATTTATAAATAATTGTAACCCTATTACGTATAGTTTAGATACCTCTAGCCCATCAAATTATTTTGTATTACCTTTTTCTAATTTACATAATGGTACAGATATGACTGAGCTGATAGCAATGTTTGCTGATCCTGCAGATGTAACTTTAGGACTTGCGCTGGCCGCTGTTTTTCAAAGTAATTACACATACCCAGCAGATATACAACAACTTAAAGATCATTTACTTGATCCTGCTAATTGGGGGACAGGTTTTGAACTACATTGGGAGATGTATGGGCAATTACATCACCCTAATTCATTTATAGTTATTGTAGATACTAATATTCATTCTTGGTTTAATTGGGACGCTTCAGCACAAGCCCCTAATGCTACTAGCCCTTTACCTACTGTTTTACTAGCAGGTTATCCAGGATCTACTGGCCCTACTGACCCTTCGAATACAAGTGTATTTGCACAACATACTGAGAATACATTAGGAGCTAAAAGATTACCTACAGAACATTTCACAAGAGAATTTGCATTTAATAAATTTATACAACAGGATGATATATTTAAGCTTTTAAGTGATCCTTTTAACACAACAAAACACACATCTCCTTTAACAACAATTAGAGGAGAATATATAGATATTTATACTAGTGCTATATTTATAATAGACAAGGTAAAAATAACCTATATAAGAAAACCAAAGCAAATTTCACTATCTTTGGGGATTGGATGCGACCTGCCTGAACACACTCATCAAGAAATTGTGGATATGACAGCGGGTAGTATACTAGAGGGAATTAGTGACCCTCGATATAAAACTCATCAAATAGAGGTGAGTAAAAATGAATAAAAATTATTAATTTAAAAAACAAAAAAAATGGCAAGACATTTATACATTGGAAACGCAGTCGCAGTAGCTAGAACTACCGCAGGTATTTTAGACGCTGGAGCTGTTGAAATCCAAAAATTAAGTGCATCAGGACCGTCAGCAATGGCACCTGGAGACACAATCGCTGATTCCCCACAATTTAGAATTGTACAAGGAAACGGCACAAGAGATATTGTAAGTCCTTGGATTTATGGTAAAGATGTAATTAACTGGAGTGGTAAAAGTTATGTAGCAG